TCATCCAGACGAGCCGAAGGTCAGGAACACCATCACCACCCCGAGCAGGGTTGAGAGGGGAACTGCGGCGACCAGGACCGCTTCTAAAACTCGGGTTTCTTTATCCCTGAACATCACGCCTCTGTGCAAGATTCGTCGAGTGCGACTTATCAGCAGTTCAAATTAGCTCGGACTGAAATAGTTCCAAAACCATCCATCCGTGCGCCATGCAACAAAGCGGGACAAACCACGTTGCCTGCATCTGCGGAGGCGCCCGATGACGAAGTACGTGGTGGAAGAGATTTACGGCGGCGCGGTGGTGTCAGCTGGCGTGGTCTTGGAGGACGATCCGATAAAGGCCGCCGAGATACTGGCCGGTCAACCTGTTTCGGCAAGGGCACTACAGGATCATTGGTTCCGCGTGGTCGACGAGGATCGGGCCGCCGTATACGAGTACAGCTTGGTCGGACCTGACCAGCGTCCAGACCTCTCTGGATCGACGAAGTTGTCAGACCTTGGCCCGCCAATCGCCGGCACAATGCACGGAGGCGGCTTCCCCCGCGACGAGGACCATTTTTACAATTGCCCGACCTGCGGCCAGAAGGTCGATCAGCGCGATTTGCGCCAAGTCATGTGGCATGAAGTTCCTGGCCATGAGCCACTGGAGACAGAGCCCGCGACAATCCTCAGTTTCCCTCGACCAAAATAGAAAAGCCCGCCTGCCGGTCAGGGCAAACGGGCTTTATGGAACATAAGGCAGAACTCAAGGCGGCGGAGGCGGCGGTGTAAACGATAGGCTCACGGCGGCTGTCACAACCGACAGGCGCTCGCGCCTAATCAGCACTGGCTTCTCATAGGCTCTCTTCATAGTGGCGCTCCTCGCTTTACCCTCGGTCAGGAAACTGCCTTACGCCGACGATTCTTGTCAACCGCCTGCGCCAGAGATCACCAGCTCGGCCGCCAGCCAGAAGCCACTGGCCATGAACAGCAGCACTACCATTGAAAACAGTAAAAGCCGCATGCGACGCCCGCCTCGTTGCAGATCGGCATTGTAGCACGGGCTAAAGAACAAAAAGCCCGCTACCTTCCGGCAGCGGCAAGTCCGGTATGCTGTATGATCCGCCCCTATTAGCCCGCCGCCCCATTTCACGGCAGCGACGGGCGCCCCAGGGATGAATCAGGGGCAATAACCCGAGGCGTTGGAACCCCGAGCTATTCGAACTAGGAAAAGCCCGCCACTGAGGAAGCAGTGACGGGCCCTTTGTTGGTCTGCTCAGTTGAGGGGACTGAGCATATAGTGAATTTCATAGCAGCGGTTTGGTTCCAGCAAAAAAGCCCCTCATGCCGAAGCACGATGGGCGTAAATCGAGCGGGCTACTTGCCGCGCCAGATTTTGTAATAGATTTGGACGGCGAGCCACACGATGCCGAGGAGCGTCAGCAACAGGGATGAGCCATCCTGAATGTATGGAAGCCAAAGGGCGTTGGTCGTTGCAGCTGCAGCGATGCCCGTGGTTATGCGCTCTTGTATGACGGGGTCGTTGATCACTTCTTCGCACCCCGCAAAGCTGCGTCACGCTCATGATAGAAATCGCGCAGCGCCTTCAGTCGGCCGCCGCACTGAATGAGCGCCTTCCTGTCCGAGATCCACAGCCGCTCGACGTCGCCTTGTTTCAACTCGCCATTCGGCAAGCGCACCGGGCCAAGACAGGAAATCAGCAGAGACCTATCCGGCTCGCTTAGCGTTGGCGGTTCACTGATGGACCGAGTCGATACGCAACCCGCTGCCGTCAGACAGGCAAACGCGATCGCGATCAGGGTCAGCGTTCGCTGCATCTGACAATTCCTTGATGTGGGCTTCTAGGGCTTGGTTTGCGGCCTCGAGTTCGTCCAGGCGTTTTGACTCATTCGCCTTGGCCTGCGCATTGGCTTGCGCCTGGCGCGAAATCTCGGCCGCCGTAGCGGCTTTGATTTCGGCTTCGCGCTTGTCGTATTTCGCGGACCATGTGGCCTCTTTGTGCGCGCCGCCCAAATGGTAGGTGTAGCCAAACGCACCGACGATCACTGCGGCAATCAGGCCGTACTTGATGAGGCTGGCGTATCCGCCTGTCAGGAGGTCAAGCCACTTCATGCGCCACCCGCCTGCGGCAAGCCAGACACACAAAGCTCGGCTTCGCCGATGCGCTGCGCGTCGCCCATCTCGCGGCGAAGCACCAAGCCCTGTACGGTGTGGCCGCCCGCCTTATTGAATGCGGTCTGCGCCTCGCATGCTTGCCGATACTGCTTGGCGGTCGCGAACTTGGCCGCCCGCGACTTGCACGCCGCGGCTACGCCGAAGTTGTAGGCGCCCGACAGAAGCGAAGCCTGAAGGCTGACCGGCAGGCTGGTGTAGCCGGCAATGCAGCGTGTCAGCGGCTTGTAGTAGTCCGCAACCACGCGCGTCATAAGCATGTCGTGACATTGCTCTTTCGTGCGCGTCATGCCGGCCTTTACCGGCTTGCCGTCAATCTGCGTCTCGCCGTAGCAGATGTCGTAAATCTCGGCGTAACGATCCCAATGAGAGTGCAGCACAAGACCCTCCCAAGGAATGATTAGCGAGTCTACGGCAAGCGTAACGGCGGGCGGCGGGCTGGACGGCATAAGCGCAGCGCCGGCAGCAACCACGACGGCCGCAATAGCCGCAATGGCCCGCCTGCTCGGCCTAATCTTGTTTATCGGCATTGCTGCCTCCAATTTGTTTGTCGTCGCCGTCAGACTGCCAAGTGAGCCGTGCCGTCCAAGCGCCGCCGAGCAGCGCAAGCGTGAGCCACCACGGCAGGTAATCGGACACGTACGGGACGACGTTGATGATGATGTCTACGAGCGCGGCCAGCTCAATGAGCCGCAGCGACCAGGCGCGTTTAAGCACCCGCTCGACGTCAGGGATGAGGCGCATTGATGGGGATCTCTATGTGGGGCGCTAAAGCTTAGCCGCCGCCACGAACAGATCTTCGACCTGTTCGTCGGTAAGACCAACCTCAATTGCGAGCGCCTGTAGATAGGCATGGTCGCGCGAAATGTAGGTCGCCTTGCGCCACCAGATGCGGACCGGCTCATATGGGAACGCCTCGATTGCCGCGTTGACGATGCCGAGCAGCAATCCGTTGTCGACATTGAATAGCGCGATCTCAGCTTGCGCCGGTGATACGCGATCGGGGACGCGAAGCGACGGTCCTGGCAATCCGTAGACTGCCAAGACGTCGGTAAGTTCGTCTTCGCTTACAATGTGGGTTATTCCGGCATCCTCCGGTAGCGCATCGACGTAGGTGCCAGCCACGCTCGACCACGCGCGGCTTTCATCGTTCCCGACGATCCAATACCAATCGCAAGGATTATAATTATCAGACATATTGACCGCCATTGGTTACGGTTCCGGCAGCATTGCCGGGGAAATAAGTCGCGCCCGCGCCATTGATAGAAATAACCGCATTAGCATCGACGGCGTAACGTGTACCAGTAACGGAACCCGCAGTTCCGGCGAACGTGATGCCGTTCGCAAAGACAATCGCACCTGTTGTGGAACTGGCAAATGAGCCGAACGAAAGCGTGCCCGCGAATGTAACTGTTTGCGATTGTACACGAATGATCGCACCGCCTACAGCCGACCAATGGAGACCGCCAGCGGACGAACTACCGCTGACCGAATAAGGCCCGGTCGCAATAAGCACGCCACCATCTGCCGCTCGAAGTTGCTGATACAACCCCGCGCCCACGTCAATATTCTGAAATTCCAGACGCGATGAACCGACCACCAACAAGCCGAACGATATACCGCTTCCTGTGCTTTCGATGCGCACGCCGCGCAACTTATAGACAGTCGAAAGATTTTGACTGACAAGATTTGCGACGTTCCCAGAAAACACACCAGTAGTGCGCAACACGACTGTAGACGGGGACGCTTCATTACCCACAATAATAATTGAGCCGGCACCCACCGCAGATTTCGCGATCAACCCAACGTTGCCGATATCATAGGTTCCCGCGCCAATTTGAATTGTCACGTCATAAATTGACGTATCCAACGAAGCGGCAACGTCAATCGCCTTTTGAACTGTCAAGAACGCACCACCCGCCGCGTTCGTCAAACCGTCATGAGTATCAGCACCATCGGTCCGCACGTAAAAGGTTCGCGCCGCCGTAAGGACTCCACGCTTCTTGCCCGCTGCCACCTGAAGCGCATCAACTTGCGAAAGCGTCAGGTCTTCGGGCGCCCCTGTGCCCGCGCTGGCGCGGCCTTTAATGGTGGCATTTGACATACTGGCGGCGTTGACCACCGGTATCTGCGGATTGGTGTTATCGACCGTAATGCCAGTGCCGCTCACCAGGCTATTAACGCCACCTCCAACCACACCTGTGCCGACCGCAAACGGCCCGTCCCACGATGTACCGGTCCAGCGATAGAACGCGAACGCAACGCCGATCTCGGCGCGCAGGAAGAGATAGCCCTTATCGGCCATCGTCAGCGTAAGTGCAGCGCGGTCAGTTAGGCTGCCAGATGAGTTGGGCGTGATTCCGGCGAGCGACAAAGTCACCAGCACGCGCGACAGCGTGGTCTGCAGATTGACAACGCTAGCCGCGGACGAACTCTCCAGCGCGATCGAATAAGCCGCACCGCTTGCCGTGGAGCCTGGCCATGGGTAGTCGAGCGTAATGGATGTGTCGCTGCCCACCGATGCGATAGGCACAGCCACGCCAGCGCTCGAGAACATGCCGCCGGCCACAAGCGCGACCGACCAAGCGGTGCCGCTGCCAGTAACCGTAGCGCTGCCATTCGTCACGGATACCGTGCCGGTTTTGTAGGTGCTCATTTATGTTCCTTGCGGGTGGTTACAAGCTCTGCGGGATGCCGAAGATGTAGTAGCGGAGGCCAAGCGCAGAGCGATTAGTGCCGCCGGTGTCCGGATTGTAGTTGGTGGCTCCGGTAGCGCTATTAAGGAATATCGGATTATCGCCGGCCATATAGAAGTCGACGCTTGTGTCGTGGATGTTGGCCCAACTGCTATCGCCGGATGCTATGCCCGCCCACGTTGCATTATTGCAGAACACCCGATGGTATCCATTGCGAACCGTTACGTTCGTGCAGTTGGACGGGAAGACGATTGTCTGCTTGACGAATATCTTCAGGGCTGGCGAAGGGTTGCTGAAGGATACGGTCGCCATCCTCTCGCCCTTGAAGCGATTAGACCCGGTGATCGCAGTAGGGAAATCGGTCTGCCAGGCAAGAAACCCCTGCGCCAGGATAGGCATGTATGCCAAGCGCGTGTCGACAATGATGTCGTTTAGGTTTGGCGATAGGTCGGATGAACCGGGCCGCTTGATCTGCACGTAGTCTCGCGTGCCATCGTTACCCTTAAGGAAGACCTTCTTGCCGCCAGTTGTCTCGGCCTCGCCGCTATCGGCAAAAACGACGTACCTGATGGTGATGTCGGTCGCGTTGCCGTTCGTTATAAGAACGCTGTTGCTTTGGATTTTGTACGTGAACTGAAGCGACTTGTCCGAAGCAATGCTGTCGTAATATGGCGGGTTCCAAAACTCCGTATCCGTCTTCCGCTTAACATGGAAGTCCATGTACGTCAGGTTAGTCAGAGGCAATTTGCAGTTGATGGTTGCCGTGCCGCTTCCCGGAACCTCGACGTCACCAGCGGCCATGATTTTGGCTGGTATCTTGTTCTCGTGGAAAATGTAGTGATCTACATTGGAGTCGGTCACGTCACGCCCCGGCAGAGCCAGGCGCGCCACTGTCGGGTTGTACAAGAGAGGAATTTGGCCGCTTACCGGTGTAGCGGAGAAATCCGGCAAGGCGTCATTGCGAGCCGGTAGCTGGAAAGTGCTAAACAGCCAATTTACATTGGTGCCGGTGCCACGCAAATTTGCAGGGCCGTAGCATTCACGGGCATTCCCGCTAATACCTGAGAATATATTACTGTCCACCAAAGCATTTGCGGTAAAGAATGGGCCGGCAGCTGTATAACTGTCTACATATCCGTTTGTAGAGCCGAAATTGCTATAATTGACAGTCGGCCCGTTGAATGTATCCAAACCCGCTCCGGTCGGAATGCGTCCTTCCAGAATAGGTAAATATCCGAAATTCCACCAATTTTGAAAGAAATGGATTGATTGAGTTCCGCCACTAGTGCTCCTATAGCGTGTAATCGCACCGGCAGTTTCAAACGCCGACGTCGGCGATGACGAACCGGCCGTTAAATCGTAATTGTTGAAATACCACCACGCGCCGAGATAACCGCCGCTGGTAAACGAGCTGAGATAAGTAAGCGGCACGATGTCGTAGATGTAGCCCAGTTGGGCATTTGAACTATCGAATTGGAACTTGCCGAAACTTGTGATCGACTCGTTTATGAGGTCGGTAGAGTTATCGAACGCAATGCGAAGTGCCGGTTTGCCGTTATATAGAATTCCAAATCCCATATTGGGCATTAAGGCACTCCGCACTGCGCGACGCTAAGGCACCGCTATCGAGAAAAACTTGTTGTTCAGGTCGAGCTTCACCGAGCCATCCGCGCTCTGCAGAAGACCCGCCGTCACCGTTCCGATGTTGGCCACCAGCGACTTCAGCGTCCCGCCAGAGAAGGTCAGCGGCGTCCCCGTATTGGTGCCGTCCGTAACCACGAACTGGCTTGCCTTGATGATGAAATTCGAGAACGGCAACGCCGGATTGCCTCCGGTGAAACCCGCCTCAATCACCCATCCCGCGTCAACCCAAGCGCTGCCCGTTGTGGCGCGAACCTGCGCCGTCATCCGCGACACGACATCTCCGGTCCCGGCAGTCGCAACGATCTGGAATAGGCCGTTGGCCGACACTGTGCCTACCGACGCCTGGACGCCTGTAATGGCCGCGGCCTGCGCTGTGAGTTGCCCATCGATGTCCGTTATCGATGCCTCAAGTTCGGTAAACGCTGCGGCACTTGCATCGCGAAGCCGGCGCGAGACCGAGTTGTCCTCAACCTGGCGTCCGGCAGACTCAACCGCCGCTGCGGCCAACTGCGAAAGCTTGTCGCGCGCATCCTGCAGACCAGCCGACAGGCTGGTCAGGAACGCTATAACATCGGCCTGCTGCTGCGCCAGGCCGACCGATACGTCAAATACGTCGGTCGGCGTCGATACCTGCGCCCACGCCGTAAAGAACGTCGCGCGCGGCGGGCTGGTGATGATCCTGTGCCGATACTCGTATGTCTTGCTAGGCAGCACGCCCTCGGAGACGGTAAGCACCTGTACGGGCATTTCTGCCCGCTTGACGATGCTGTTGACGTAGCCGCTATGAATGCCCGACTGCGTGCCGCTAGTGACGATGGCCGCGCCGCCTGGCGTCAACGACGCCGTGAAGGTACCTGCCGTCAGGACAGTCTTGACATAGAGCGGACTGTCAGGCGTCAAGCCGGTCGGCAGCGCGCCCGTCGTGGCGAGGTAGAACAGGTCGTTTGCAGCAAGGCCGTGGTTAGGCCAGGTGATGACTCCGCCCGGTATGGAAACGGTAACGCCAACGGCCTGCGGTCGGTATTCGACATCGACAGCGCTAACCGTGATGTCTGTGAATGCATCCCAAGAGAACCGGATGGCAGCCCTGCGTTGCGTGGATCCGTCAGCAACCTTGATTTGAACGCCAATGGCGGCAAAGTTGGATGCAGCATTTGCATAATTGGGGTTGCCTGGATCGACGGCAACGACAGGCACAGTCACATAGGCCGTGCCGTCGAAAATGCCCGTACTGACCTCCTGCAACGTCAAGTAGATATTGCGGGTAGCTTTATCGCCAAACGGCCCGAGGCGCTTTTCCATGATTTGGAAAGTGCGCGTGCCATACGCGGCGCTCGTCCACTGCACCCAGCGCCCGACTTGCGCATCCGCCAGGAAGCGAGGGTGAATGCATATTTCGCCATTGGCCTGGTAGCGGCTTGCCTTAAAGGCGATGTCCGCGAGCCGGTCAGCAACATCGGAACGGTTTACCGCGCTATACGGCACCGACACAGCTAGGCGCTCGCCGTCCTCGGCCAGAGCCGATGCATCGATGCGTGGCGTGAACGGTGTTTGCTCGTAGAAGTTGGATGGCTCGAAATAGGTGCCGGCAAGCGTGTTGATCAGTTCCGATTTCGTGCGTTTGACCGAGAAACGGAAAGGCTCATCGACCATGATGTCGTCGTCGGTGAACGTCAACACCAGCGATTGCGCAGCACCAACTATCGGGTACTCGCCGGTAGCATCTTCAACCCACGTCGCGGCACATGCTTCAAGCAGCGGCTGCATGTTCTGGTCATGCGTCACGCCAGAACCAGCGGCCGGAATCAAGCCCGCCGAATAGCGCGTGCCGGCGCCCACGACTTCATCGCAGATATTGGCCGCAATGGTCCAATTTGCCAAAGGAAGGCTGGACGCCTTAGCGCCCTTGCCGACCATCATTTCTGTGCCGTTGAATATCCCGCGCTCGAGCGCATAGGCCATCAGAATGGGGTTTTCGGTAAACTCCCATGTGGTCTGATCGGACCAGCGATGGCTGCCCGAGCCGCCGACCGTGCTATCCTTGCGCCAGTCATAGAGCGGCGCGCCCTGCACCTCAAAGAACGCCTGCCACGGCTGCGTCAGGTGTTCGCGGTTGAGGTATTGCGTAACGACGGCATAGGCGATGCCTGCGCCCTTGTGCGCAGATGTCCAGCGACCCGCGGGATTGGAATTCGCGATCAGGCCGGCATCGGCCGTCTGCGTCATCGTACCGGTGTAGACCTTGACCCAAATTTCCGAGTCAATGCCCTGAATGCGATAGCCGCGCGTCGCGTCCACTGTGCCGCCGAGGGTCGCCCACACACCGTTGTAACGAACGCGAGTAACGCCGCCTATACGAAAGTTGGACAGGATGTATACGTCCTGCACCGAGCGGTTTCCGGAGCCGTAGGCGTTCCGATAGATGAGGTGGCCAGCAGTGCCGACCTTGCCCATGGCGACCGAACGCGAAAGGTCTTCGCCGTAAGCGGTCTCAAGTTGCGACGTCTGCGCCTGCGCCTTCGGATGCAGGAGGTTGCCAAGAAGATATTTGGCGGCCAGTCCGAGGCCGAAGCGAGCCAGGCCCGCCAGGATAGTCGAACCGCCAAGCCAAGACGCAACGCCACCCAGCCCGACCGCCCCAAGGATGGTCGAGAAAATAGGGACTAGGAATCCCATTCGTTACCCGCCTTTAGCCGACCTTGAATGCCGTCTTGATTTCAGTTTGGGGAATGAACGACAGCCCGCGCTCGTCTTTCACAGCAAAGCCGCGATCGCAGACAAAGCCGCAGGACAGCACGCCATCGCGCTCAACGACGCCAACGTCGCCACGTTGCGCCATGAGCGTAGCAACGGGCGGGAATAGGCTTGCCAATGCCGCCTCGACATCGGCAAAGCCGCGTTTCAGAAGGATCTTCGTTGCGCCTGCGGGGGTGCTATATTTGCCGCCGCGGATGTCCTCCGCGGGGTCAAACCCGGTGACTGCGACAACGGCGTCCATGACGGTAAGCAGGCAGTCCGATGTTCCCCACTCGCCTGGCGTCTTGTTGTGTTCGTTGACCATGCGCGCAAGGCGCCGGTCCCAATCGGGCAACCGGGTTAGGGTGAGCATGGGATTCCTTTAGCGTGCAGCGCGCCTAGAACGTGATGTCGAACGTCTCGTGCTTCACCTTGGACGCATACTGAAAGAACATATCGCCAGCCAAAACCAATTGCTGGTCCTCATGGCTGGCCGTCCTGTAGCCGTCGCGGTGGTTGGCAATCGCGCCTGAGCGCACGTTAGCAATCAGTTTCGACTCGCCGCTATCGCGAGAGTGATCGACGGTATCGATGAAGCCATAAGCGCCAGGCTGCGCGTAAAGGAACGAGCGGTCGTCCGGATCGAAGTAGAAGTCGTAAACCGTTACCGGTGCGTCCTTGTAGCCCTCGGCCTCGATAAGCAGGAGCTTGTCGGGCGTAAGGCCGGAATCGCGTTGGGCGACAAGGTCGACCGTGAATGTCGACGCCGCGGTGCCGAGGCCATAGATCGGCTCCGAAACGGTAATGAGCGCATTGGGCCAGTAGAGTTGGCCATCAATGGTGATGTCGCCCTTGCCGTTCCAGAAGCCGTAGGTGCCGGTCGTACAGACGATCTTGATGCCGGAGCGGATGATTGCCCGACCGTCCGTTAGAACGTCCTGTAGGCGCGTTGGGAATGTCAATTGCGCCTCCTACTTCGGAATTTCCACAAGCGTGAACGATGCCGACGAAAAGAAGTCGTCGCCGATCGAAAACGAGCCAGGCATTACGCGCATGTTGGCAATCGGATTCTTGAACGTGATAACGGCGCCAGCGGTAATGTATGCAGGCACAGTCGGCTCAACCGTAATGGTCATGGTGTTGGCCACAGCCGTGGCGCCGGTCTGCACCCGGAATAGTGAATTGTAGCCGCCAGTGGTTGCCGAGACCAGGTCGCCAGGACCAAGTATCAGGCCGTTGTCGACGCTGTTGATAACCAGGCTGTTGCCTGTGATCGAAACAAGGTTGCCGTTGTTGGCGAGCGCAGCGTTGTTGGCGTCGCCCCAATAAGCCTGCGGAACGCACATATGCTGCGGCGTGTAGGTGATCGTGGTTAGCCCGCCGCGGCACGCGTCCTTGAACGCCTCCACTAAAAGGCGCTGTGCCGGTTTTAGAGGCACGGTCTTCATCTGGATTGTCCAATACGCATCTGCATACTCGACAAACGACATTGCGCGCGTGCCGCTACGGGATACCGAGACCGACTCCACAAGTTGCGGATAGGCTGGCATAAAGGGGACGGCGGGTAGGTTTATTGTCATGCCATCCCCCTCGTTTTTGCCTCACGCAGCGACTTGACAACCCGCGGCGTGAATTCCTTCTCGAACTTCTTCAGCGCAGCAGTCACCTGCTCGCCAGCGTCCTTGCCTCCACCCTGCATCTGGATGGTTGGGGCGAAGGTGATGACGTTGGATTGCGAGGATCCACCCCCAGATTGGATGCTTGGCACCTGCGGTACAATCGTGCCGTTCGTGCTCGGGATGAACAGTTCGGCCCTCTTCTCGCCAACAATATAAGGCTGGCCAGCCGTAACCGGGCCGCCATTGGCGCGCAGGCCAAGCGCTCCGATAATGCCGGGGTCGCTGCCACCGCCGCCGCCAGTAACGGCGCCCAAGATACTGCCAAGCCAGCCGCCACCGCCACCGCCGCTTGATGAGGCTTGCATGATGGCGTCGACCAAATCATTCTCGATCTTGTCGATGATCTTATCGAGAACGCCTTCGGCGATCTTGCCGAAGTCCTGCCAATCCAGCTTGCCGTCGTCCAGTGCCGAACGCAGATCATCAAACGCGCCCTTGATGACGTCCTTTTGCAGGTCGTACATTTCTTGCGCTTTGCGCAGTTCGTCAGATTGCCGAGCGTAGGCTTCGGAAACGGCGTCGATCTTGGCAATTTGGTCAGGCGTGAGCTGCGCGTTCTGCCAGTCCGTGTCGCCCTTCTTGCGGGCCTCCTCGCGGACCTGTTTCAATGCTTGCTGCTCGAGGTCGAGTGCCGTCTTGCGCTTGGTTTGCGCCTCATACGACAGGCCGAGCGAATTATACTCCTCAGTCAGCGCTGCAGTGCGGTCGCGGATCGACTGCAAGTCCTCTGCAAAGCGATCGTCGGCAGTCTTTGGCTGCGCCCTGTTGGCTCGCCTGGCTGCTGCGTCGGCTTTGCGCTGTGCCGCCGCAACCGCCTTGTCGTATTCGGCGCCGAGGTCTTCGCGATTTGGTGCAGGCGTCGGAATGATATTCGCGCCGCGCGCGATCGCGTCGTCGACCTGTGCGCCGAGCGGATTGTAAACGCGGCCATTCGGAGAACTGCCGGCCGCCTTAGCGTAGGCGTCGGCTACAGCCTGCGATGCGCCGCGCGCCTCAATGGCGATATTGCGCAAGCCCTGAAGTATGCCAGCAAAACTAGGATTTGCCTGCTCAAGCGCAGCAATGGCTGCATTGATTTCATCAATACTCGACTTGCCGTCTTTGGCGTCGTTGAAGATGTCCTGCAGCGTCTTTTGCAGCGGCTCAGACGTCACCGAGGCCATCGCGCGATTGAACTTGTCAATCGTGTCGCCCATCTCATCGACAGGCTGGCTCAACCCCGGAATCGCAGCCGCCGTGTTGGCCGCCTCCAACGCCAACGCCTTAAGCTCATCGCGCGTTGACGAAAGCTTAGGATTCACCTCGGCGATCTGGTCAATCTGGCTGATGAACGTCTTGACGTCGCTGGTGCGCGCCAGGTCTTCAATCGCCTGCCTGAACGGCTCAAACGTCGATATAAGCGACTTGGAAAGCGCGAACTGGTTGCCGCCGCCCGCGCCGATCGTCTTGTAAAGTTGATCCAAAATGCCTTTGATCTGCGCGGAAAGCAGATCTTTTGCGTTCTGGACGTCCTTTTCGTTCAGCGCGACAACGGAATTCACCGACAGCGCGGCGTAATTCTTCTTCTTGGCGGACGCCTCATCCCACGCATCGCCAAGCAACTTGATGTTGCCCTCGTGCGTCTTGGTGATCTCGTCAAGAGTCTTGAGGTTCGATCCGCCGACAGCCTCATACGCGATGAATGCAACGCCTGCCGCCGCAACCGCAGCGGTAACCAGCGGGAACTTGGTGGCAAGACCAATGGCGCCTTCGCCAAGGGCCTTGATCGACCCCATGACACCAGCAGGTCCGCTTTGCAGTGCGTCGAAAATTTGACCGGCCTGCGATGCGAAAATCTGCATCGGCTTGGCGCCAAGCGCGAACATCGTGATGACGTCGTTGCCTTGTCGCGACAGGTTCAAAAGCTGGTTAGCGGTAATCTTTGAACCGCCCTCAACGCCAGAGAGTGCGCCCTGCCATTCCTTAAGCCTTGGCCCGACAGGCAGGCCAACCATGGCGTTGATGCGCTTCTGAATTGGCGTCATCGACGCATCGATGCCTTTACCCATGGCATCGAATTGCCTCTGCACTCCAGAGGTTGCCTGGCCCACATCTTGGCCGAGTTGCTTTAACTGCCTCTTGATGGTAGAAAGATCGGTACTTACACTAATAAGAAGGTCGTCGGTTCTATCGGTCATCTAGAAACCTTCTTGACACGGGACAGTTATGTGGAAATGGCAAATCGGGATACTTGCGGGCGCGGCAGTTGCGGTTGCGGCGATCTACGCAGGCGCAAATGAGCCACCGGCCGCCCCCTACGACGCAGCCTATTGCGCCGGTCGCCTAAGCGACCTACGTGCCTTCAAGGCAGGCTATGAGCCGGCGAATGCGCCTCTTACCGAGCACAGCACTGCTGAATACGTCCAGAATTGCGCAGATCACGACAAGCAATTCGCCGAGGCGGCACGCCCGTATCTTTAGGCTCAACCATATTTGGCCAATAGCGTCGCCAAATCGTCGTCGCTCGGACCATTGTCCCTTTTGCCGCCGTCGTTAAGCTCGTTAAAGCCGTCAATCGCTAGCATGTACTCGGTGAGCGTCGAGCGCCAAAAGGTCTCCGGTGTCCACTGAAGGGCGCCAAATGCGCCCTTCATCCAATTTCGCCAAGGGAACGGCTTTTCTACCCCGCTGCCGGCGCGGCTTGGTCGTTTTTTTGCTCACCATCGAAGTGGTGCGACAGCGCGAGCGCGAACGCATCCGAGCACGCCTTGAAGTGCTTAAGCTTAAGCGCATCAATGGCCGCACCCCTGTCACCGCGGACGGTAAGCAGATCGATGGCGGCCATGGTAGCCGCGGCCTCAACGCCAGAGAGTCGCTGAAACAAATCGTTCAGCGACTTGCACTCAAGCCGCGTCGAGACGGCAGCCAGGCCAGCCATAGTGGCGGCAATAGCAAGTGGCGTATTGCCGACCCAGAGCGGTACCTCGCCGCGCGCACCGTTGACTTCCAACGGAAACGGCTTCTCCTCTGTAGTCATTCAATTACTCCGCAACAAACGACAGTGCGCCGCCCGCGTTGAAGGTTGCGTTGAAGGTCATAGTCCCTTCAACATCCCCGCCCAGCTCAAAATTGGTAACGTACCAAGGGCCAGTAAATGTGCCGAGGCCAGGCACAATGACCTTGGCATTGAATGTCGAGCCAGCAACCACGTAGGCCATGAACGCCGTCTGATTGGCACCAGCAACGTACTTGCCAGAACCGGTGAAGGTGCGATTCAGGATGCCGGGAACGCCAGTCTTCTGAGGCGTGTTTCCAGGATTATCGCAATCAACGACAGTCGTGTCGACATCGTTGGCCGACAGGTTGAAACTGCGGGTCATAAGACCGCAGAGATTCGTAAAAGTCTCGGGACCGCCGCCGTCGCCGATCTGGATGAGCAAAAGACGACCAGTCTGCTGGCCGGGAGTAACTGCCATGGTAGGCTCCATAAAGATAAAGCCCGCCAAGCGGGCAGTTGTTGAGTTTGGTTGCTGTGTCGCGCTATGCGGCTTCGATTTCCGCCTCGAAATCCACGACTGCATGGCCAGTTGTGCCATCAGCGTCGTAGAATACCCGCTCGCCGGTATGCGCGAGCGTTACCAGCCGGTTATTGGGAAGCGCCAACGGATAGTGATGCAATGCGTTGGCGACTTCCCACGCTATCGCCCTTGCGTCCTGTAGCGCACCACCGCCGCCTGGCAGCGGATTGCTATCGTCAGTCCAGACATGGATTGTAAGGCTGGCGATTATTCCCGTAACGCACTGCATGTCGTCACGGCGGGTCGATACGTCATCCACAGTCACATAAGGCGGCGTGAAAGACGCAGGCGGACGGTAGAAAATCTTGGCAGACGGGACCAGTGCGGTGAGCGCTGCGTATGCCTTAAGGCGAGCCGTGGCAACGCCGACAAGTTCATGTGCCGGTGCGGCCATATTCGCTCCTTATGGGTTTTTACTGCCCCATTGACGCCTTGACGGCTTTGCCGATGGCTCGCGCTATCTTGGCCTTGGCGGCTTTGCGGTACGCCTTCCATGTGTAGAAGACGAAAGGCTGTGCGCGCGAACCCGGATGGTTGACTGACGGCGTCGAAACTCGAGTGCCGTCACTCGCGGTAAACACAAGGTTTTTGCCATTGCGTCCGGTTATTTTGTGCGGCGCGGTGCCGTGTTCTACGAACTTCCACGTGAAGTCAGCATAGACGCCAGTCGCATCAGGATCCTTGGAGGGCTTGTTCCCGATCGCTTTTGCTCCTGGCATGTCAGCCTGGCGCGCGCCGATGATGCTGTCCTTTAGAACTCCAGTAGCGCCAACCGGTGCGCGTGCCGCAATGCGATTGGCGGCTTCTCGAGCAACCTCAAGCTTGGCTTTCGCTGCAGCTGCTGATGCTTCGGGCACAAGTTCGTCTAGTCGACGCTGCAGAGCCTCGCGGCCGATGATGGTGGCCTTCATTGCCATTAGCTGGCCTCGCCTTCTATCACCAGCAATTCAATGTACTGGCCGCGCTCATCCGGATTAACGATTGTCTTGATATTCCAGAATCGCAGAGGTTTGCCGTCCACCTTACCTTTTCGCGCGTCATAGACGCGCCAGTCAGCACGCACGGCACGCGTATCGGCACAACTGCGCACCGTAAGGTTATACGGCTGCAAGGCGGCTAGGCGGGCGGCTGTGACGCCTTCAACGCTAAGCCTGCCATTGAACTGCGGCGCAAGCCGTGCCGATATCGAAAACACGTCGGCAAGTTCGCCTGTGACGTCGTTGCCGTACTCGTCCTGCACCACATCGCGGCGCTGGAAAGTCACGCGACAATTTAAGGCGCCGGCTCCTGATCGCTTTGCCATGTTTCCGGCTCCTTGCGGCTTCTGCTTATCGGCTCAGCCCTGCCGGCATCGATAGCAAGAGCGGCGCAATTGCGCGTCACGTTGCATTCCATGCCGGCCTTGTAGTCGATGGTGAAATTGGGCTGCCGATACTCGTAGTCGGCGACAAACCGCACCCACATTTACAGAGCCGCGTCTGGCGCCTGAATGTCGATATTGATGACGGTCGCACTAGCGGCCAGGCCGAGCAAGGCAGGGTGGTCGCCGGTCGTAAGGTCGGCAACGGGAACAATCGCGCCGGGCGTGCCGCCGAGATAGTACGCGACGCCAGGCGTCACGGTAGCGCCGATCGTAATTGGGCCACTCAGATGTACGGCAAGCGGCTGGCCAGCAGACGCCGCGTGCAGCGCAATGCCGCGAGGCTTGCGCACAACCGCCGAGGCGTCGTTGGTGTCGGCAAGCTTGTACGTGCCGTCCGCGGCTTTGTACACAACCTGGCCCGCAGTGATTGAAGCGCCGGCGGTGCCGTTTTCGCGCGTGGAATTAGCGCCGGCAGCGACATTGGCTGCCGTGATAACTAGTGCCGTCAATGCGGCCTCCTTGGCGGCCTAGCCGCGGTTAGTAATATCGGTGGTTGCTGAGTAGCGAGTCGAACGTCGTCCAGCCGGACTCGTCAGCCGTCTCGCGAGTTTCGTAGAGATCGGCCAAGCGGATAAGCATCGCGTGCTTAACAGCAGGCGGCACATCTTCTGTGCCAATCACCGCCGTAAGGGTAATCAGCGAGCGCGGCTGGATAGACGGCCAGGTCTGCCCATACTTCACCACAATGGCGTCGCCGCGGTGTTCGTAGACAGTGTCGTCAAGCGTTTGAGCGTCGCCGTCGGCATCCACGTAGGCAATCGAGGTAATCGACGTCACAGGCCCAACCGGAAGGTGCGCGAAATCGCACCAATCATCCGCCTTCACCTCTACCGTCTGCGACGCCAGATACACGCCGCAGTACTTTTCGACATGGTTGCGTGCAACTGCGATCAGGGACGCCAGGCACTCGTCATCATCATCGAAGTCGACAGCGCGCACATGACGCTTGGCTTCTGCGACCGTTACCGGCTCATCAGTCGGCACTACTGTTACCGCTGGCTGGTACCACATCGCCCCTACCCTTCTTGCCCTTGACCGGTTCCTTGGGGTCGGCGTCAACAGCGAACTCTGCAGCCTTAAGGCGCTCTGCCTCGGCGTCTTCAAAATCATACTCATCGCCGGGCGCTAGACTGAACAGTGGCCCCGAAAGGCCGGTAAGCATCTTCAAAAGCATGTCGCCTCCAAACAAGGAGGCGGGCCAGCCAATAGCCGGCCCGCTGTTCCAGATTAGGCCAACTTCAGGTGTTTGACCGCGGCCGCGTCGAGCAACTCTCCGTCGAAACGGATCAAGCCGGCGATCCCCAAGTCGGGCCAGAATCTTTCTCGGAGTACCCCAATTACAGGGCTTCCCACCTTGCGCACCCAGAATTTGCCGAGGTCACCGAAGATCACAGCCTTGGCGCCAGTGGCAATATCGGCCACGGCCTGGTTGATGTTATATTTATGGTCCAGCAGGGCTGCCGGCTGACCCTTGGTAATGTCGCCCATCTGCCAGAGGTAGTTGCCCTGACCGTCCTTCAGCTTGCGGATGGCCGCCAGAGTCTTGTCGTTGAACATCCACCCCACTTTCGGCGACTGGCGGTAAGCCGGGTCTACCGAGTGCAGCAGGTCAATCAGTTCGTCCGAGGCGATTGCAGTGGCCGACGCAGCCGTCTTGCCAAGGGTCGAGGCGGTGACAATGCCGTTCGGGGCGTTGGTGCCGGTGCCAGTCGTGAGCTGTGCGTTGGCAAGGCGGCCAAGGCGCTCGCCCAGCAGGTCACCGAGCAGCGCCTCGACCGAGAAGATGCTGTCCTGCGCCAGCTGCCAGGAGAACTTCACGAACTTGGTGTTGTAGTCGTATGCCTCGAGCTGCTTCTGGCCAAACGCCGCATCAGCCGAACCGTCGTCGGTCAGCGCAACGCCTTCCGTGCCAGCAACGCCCGTGTTTGCGGTGTCGTCGGTTGTCGGGATCGGCAGAGCATTGCCTGAAGTGGTGTTCAGTTCGCTGACGATGTTGCCATCATACATCGGGCCCCACGCCTTCATCGCGCGGACGAGCATGTTCTGAAGTTCGACCGGAACGGTATAGCCGCCGGCCGAATTCGAGCCTGCGGTCTGGATACGCTTTTCAATGTCCTGCACGCCTTCGCGCAGTACGTTGCGCTCCTCAGCGTCGAGCGCGTCGAGGGAGGCGCCACTGGCGAGGAATTTGTAGAACACCGAGCGGTATTCCGGCTTGTCGCCTTCGGCCCGGCCACGCTGCTCGGTATCGCCGCCAGTCGGGCGCTTGGCCTTGCGCTCTTCCTCGGCCGCGCGAGCGATGCGATCTTCGGCCGCGGACATGCGCTGCTCGCGCTCGATATCCTTCTCGACCTTGTCAAAATCGGCCATGACGGAGTCGTGGCGAGCTTCAAGCTCGGCGGCGCGGGCCGGGTCGGTGTTCTTCTTGATTTCGTTGAGCGCTTCGCGCGCCTGCGTGACCAGTTGGCCGCGCTTTTCCTGCATTTCCCTGAGAGTCATTGTCTAGCCTTTTGGCAATAGGAAGCCCTTGCGCGGCTTTTGGCGGCGCTAGCGGGCAGTCTTGGGTTGAAATGGCGGACGTGCCGCCCTCCTCGGCTTGCCGAGGGTGACTACGAAGCGTCCGCTGATCGCCCGTCAGGCGATTTGGATGCCTCGGATCTTTTGCTCCATGGAGGCGCGCCTTTCGGCAACTCGCCTGGCTGCAGCGGTAGCATCTGCAGTCCGCTTTTCAGCGTCTTTCTTGTGGCGCTCGACCTCTTCGCGCGCAGCCTCTAGCGAGCGCGCCGCCAAAGTGGTGTCCGGATATGCCGGGTTTGCCGTGGCCGTCACTTCGTAAAGCTCAGCCTCGAGAATGGTGCGGTGCGGAGGCTCTTGAGTGTCATCCCACTCTTGTTTCGTTGCGCGGAACGCGAATGACATGCCTGAAACATCGCCGCGCTCGACGAGCGTCCAAAGATCATTGCCGTCGCTCGTATCGGGTACGTCGATTTCTACGGCCAGACCTTTGGCATCCTCAGACAAGCGCAGCGTCTTAGAGCGAGTGCGCCCCAAAACTCGGCCCATGTCGTGATCGTATAACGCTAGGATGTCGCCGCCGATCGCCTTACTGAAGGCGCCAGGCGCGATGCGCTCAACGAAATAGTCGCCAATAGTCGTGTCTGAATTCCAGACGGCGGCATACCCAACAAGGGTGCGCTTGCCGTCCGCGGCGCGGGCTTCAACACCAAGCAGCCCGCCGCGCCGTTCAATATCGTTCGTCATGCGGCAGCAGCCCCACTGTCTGTAGCATTGTTGTCGTTCGCAGGCGGCGCAACAGACTTGGCAACATTGCTACCAAGCGCAACTGTGGCACCTTGGATGTACAATGCGTCGCCGTTCGGCATTGCCGGGCGATTGTCCAGCGCGCGGCCTTCGTTCGGCGTGATTAGTCCGTTCTGCACGCCCTGTGCCAAGCCGGTCATGCGTGTGACGAAATCACCGCGAAGGATGCCATCAAGGTTGTGGGAAACGTACTTCCCGCCGGCGCCGTTGCGACCGAACAGCTTGAGGTTCAATTCGTCCTCGAAAGCCTCGGCCCACTGGCCAACAAGATGCTGAACCAGCATCAGGTTTTGCTGCTCGGTGTTGCTAAACGTTGCGCCGATAAGATCCTGCAGGAACACCTTCGGCAACTGATAGATGCGGGCAATCTCTTCCACTTGGAAGCGACGGGCTTCGATCATCTGCCCTTTTGCCGGGTCGATGCCGACCGGCTTAAGCTCGTAGCCAGGCGGAATCGGGAAAACCGCCTCGTTTGCGTTCTTCGCTGCGTCGACAGACCGCTTGATGTCGGCCTGAGCGCGCTGCATTGCGTCTTTGCCAGCAGGCAGCGGGCCGGTCAGCGCTAGCGGAGGTACGCCACCGCCAGCAAAGAAATTCGAGCCGTAATCATTCATGGCCAAGGCAAGCTGAATTGCCTTGGACCCCATGGTGATCGGCCCGTAGTGCCTCAGGCCATCATGCCACAGCATGAATGGAACGTCGATGACGTCTTCGGCTGAGTATTCCTTGACCGGATGCGCTGAGTCGCCGAACTGATAGACAACTCTACCACCTCGCCTCTGGATCGTCGTCCTCGTCGGATCCATAGGCCAGATAGAGTCTACGCCCTGCGGCGTGCGCTCAATCCATGCCAGGCCTCGGCCGCCCGTAAACACCTGCTGCCAAAACCACTGGCGGAACTTGAAGGAACCTTGCTCCGGGTTTGGAGCGTCGTGCACAACCGCCTGTAGCTTGCCTGTAAGTTGCTTAGGGCCGTCCTTGGTGTCGCGGTAAGCGTGCAGTGGCAATGCAGCCAGAGTGCGCGACAGAAACGCCACAGCGGCCCACACAGACGGTACGGCCAGGGCGCTGTCGATCGTAACGGCGGGCAGATTGAGCGACTGGATGCCGAAATATGCCAAGAAATTTTCGGCACTTACCGGAATGTTCTGGTTTTCGATGGAATCGCGTGTTTCTGCGACATTAATGACCGATTCTGCTCGGTTTTCGCGGCTAAATGGCCACATCAAGCCGCCTCCTTCATGAGTGAATATTCGGGATCATCCCACGGTGATGTGGGTTGCGCTGCGGTCGACCCGCCGTCCACCGCAGCGCCGATCGCGATACAAAGGGCCACGGCAGCATCAATGCGTACCGAGGCCTTCGATTTCACGAACCAACGGTTGTCCTGCGGGTCTCGATCAAATGCGGCGCCCATGAGCGCGGTCATCAACACCGGACTGCGCCGCAACCGAATGCGGCCGTCGATGATCATGTCTTCCAGAGCAGAAACGGACCCGGGCATCCACAAGCCCAACGGAGGCGCCTCGCCTGCTGCCTTTGCGGCTTCCACCTTGTTTTCGCTTGGCCTGGCGCGAACCTTGCCGCCTTGCGGGTGCGCTATGTGCTCAACCTCTACGCCAAGCGCTTCGACTTCCTCGCGGAATTTGGCGTAGGCGTATTTGTCGTAAGCGATCGCCTGGATATCGAAAATCTGGTCGAGTTGCTGCACACGCGCGGCTACGAAATCGAACCGAATGCGTGAACCCGGCGGTGCATTCAGCCAACCGCCCTGCACCCACAAATCATAAGGCTGTTTGTCGGCCAGTACGCGCGCCTTCAGCGTGTCGCCTGGCGTCCAGGCTTCCACCCAAGCGTCGAACATCGGCAAGCTAACGACCGTGCCATCGTCTCGCTGCATGTCCTTGTGACCAGTCGGCACAACACACGCCAGCACGGTCAAGTCTTTGCTCGCCGAGAGGTCGGCACCCAAGAAAAGCGGCGCCTCTGCGTGCTCTTCTTCGGGATCGAAGTCGTCCATGACGGCTTCGACGGTCGCGCGCGGCATCCACGCCTTATCAGCGTCGGTCCAACGGCAGAAATGGAGACGAAGGATACCGTTCAGCTTGCCAGGGATTTGCTTCGCCTGCGCCACAACGCCAGCCAAGTATTCATCGGTCAGGATCGTGCCGAGCAGCGGGTTCGCCTTCACCCAGCACGCCGGATCCTCGAGCGGATCATCATCTTTATCCAGCGCACAGACATATGCGAACGTGGTGTCGTCCAGCACCTCACCAACATAGGTGAAGTCATCGTCGGGCTCCCTGGTGCCGGCGGCAACTCGAACGGCGTGCTCGTGCTCTTCCCAGCAAACCGTATTCCGGTCGCTGCCGGAATTCGTAATCATTAGCAGGAGCGGTTGGCGCCGGAATTTGAACCCGCGCTCCAGCATCTCCATCGTGGAGCGATCGGGATGCTCATGCACCTCGTCTGCCAGGGCGAAATGCGGTCGTGGTCCGCTGCCCGATTTGCCGCTGTCCTTCGAAATCGGTCGGAAGAATGACCCGGAACGATGGTGCGCGACATTGTACTCACGCCCGAGACCGCCACTGAATTTTAGTCGCGACTTCAACGCCGGAGCGGCGCGAACCATCTTCACAGCATCTTGGAACAGGATGGCTGCCTGTTCTTTTTTCGCCGCTGCCGCATAGATCTGCGCGCCTGCTTCGTTGTCGGCCATCAGACCGTAGAGTCCGACACCGCCAGCAAATGGCGACTTGCCGTTTCCCTTGCCTTCCTCGATGTAGGCGCGTCGGAAACGGCGTGTGCCATCCGCTCTCTTCCAACCGAAGAGCGAGCCAAGCTTGAAAGCCTGCGACGGAGCCAGCGTGAACGGTTTGCCCTCGAACTGGCCCTCGGAGAGCTTTAGCCGCTCCTCGAAAAACCGGAAGACGCGCACAGCAGCGGCATCGTCGAACCACAGTCCGCGCTCTGCGCCGTTGGCGAGGTCATCGAGGTGACGTCTGCAGGCATTCCGAACATGCGGGCCAGCGACAATCTCACCGGCAAGAACAGCCTCGGCGTAGGCATTCACACGCGCCAGCGCAGGGGCGGCGTCAGTCGAGCAAGTCGTCAGCGTCCTCTTCGTCATCAGCCACCGAGATCTTTGTCGCGTCGGCCGGCGTAGCGCCCATCTGGCCAAGCATCTGGCGCAGCAGGTTCATGGCCTGCACGCCGACTTCCTGCCCCGCCATAATCCGACCCTGAATATTCGCCGCCATCCCAATCAGCGTGCGATGCGACTCGTTCAACCAGGGCAGCTCTTTGGCAAAAAGCTGCCAAGCCGATTTGGCCTTGCTGGTGTCCGTATCGGCGATCCATTTCGGCGGAACGCCAAGCGGACCATTTGTCTTCGGCTCTTTGCGCGCCGCAAATCGCTGCGGGTTCTTCTTGTCGCTGGCCTCAACCGCCGCTTTGGCGCGAGGTGTTCTTGGCCTGGCCACGTCAATCCCTCATCATGGTCATATTCTCAATTGTGGATGCGTGCGCTTTGGGGATGCACCGGTTACTAAGAGGCGGTGTCCGCCAGGCCTGAGGCACCCCCTACCCTGTCACGTCGGCCAGCCAGACGGGTCGAACCGGATCACAGTCAGCCCGAGGTCTTCGCGCTGCCCGCGGCTCGAATGGCATGGTTTGCACGTCGAGACGAATGGGCCGGTCCAGAACCTGGCTACATCGCCGCGATGGGCGACCGCGTGGTGCACCTCGGTCGCGGGCTCGACTATCTCGCGCTCGAGACACCACTGGCATAGTGGATCCTGCGCTAGCTTGGCGAGGCGTAGGCGGCGCCATTGAGCGGTTGCATAGAGGCGGCGATATTCTGTGGCTTCTTGCGAGCGGCCCGTGTGCGTCGATAGACTTCGCGCTATCGGCTGCATAACATCGACTTTAGCTAATTGGGGGTGCTGATATGAGTGAAGATGACACCGTGCCCATTGAGGAAATGGACGACGAGATAAAGAAGATATTGCTCAGGCCAGAGGCGTTTAAGGTTGCCTATGAGGAGATCGCATCAAAAACAAGGGGATCGATCGAACGACTTGCAAGTGCGTCTCGCGCATTATTGATTGCGCACGGCGCCGCCGTTGTCGCATCTCTGCAAATTATAAGTCAAAATCAGAACGCTAAGCTTGCGAACGCCAATGTATTTTGCGCAGTATTCTGTTATGGCTTCATTCTATCGATGTTTTCTAATTTTTTCTCGTATTACGCCCTTGAAGAGGTAAATACTCGGCACTGGGAGAAGAAAACGGAGGGCGCGTTTCGCACCTATCTTTGGCTCACTGCGGGTCCAATGATCATTTCGTTTGTGCTGCTTTTCGTGGCGGTAGTGGCAATAGGGCACGATCTCTACAGGTGGTAAATTGGTCCGCGGCCTTGCACCGCGCCGACCGTCATGCGGGGTTGCACACGCCCGCGCCGCTAAACGGTTAAGCGAAATGCCGTCGTCGCCCGTTAAGAGGCGCCAGCGGCAATAAAGAGTTACCCGGCGTTCAACAAGTGACGCCGGGGCGGCCGTAACCGCTGTACAGTTTGTAAGGGTGACGAGCCGGGCAAATCCGACCTTCAGGCCGCAACTTTTTTCACGGCGGCGACGAGATTGTCGTTCGCAGCCTGCAGGCGTTGCCTCCCAACCTTGGCCGCATAGGCGCCAGTATGTCCAAGTGCAGCACCGATATCCCCATAGTTTCTGGCGGTCATAGCCGCGTCGAGCACGGCGGTGTCTTCCCGAGACAGTTCCTTGGCGGCCTCTTTCCACGTCTCCTTATTTCGCTGCGCCGTGTATAGGTCGACCCACGAGATGGCTCCGCCGCCTGCGCAGGTGGTCTTCTTCATTCCGATGAACAACTCGCCGACGTCGCGACTCCCGCTTGCTATGCCCGATTCATACACGGTCGCGGGCGGTATGGTTGGCGTGTTCGCGATTGCCCGCGCCAACATCTCGCGGGATTCGTCGGCCGAGTAGGATCTCCCACCGCGCTTCTTTCGGCTGCTGGCGATGTACCGATGGCGCGCGCCAAGCACACCTTCGAAGAAGCGTTTGGAGCTTGCCTTGCGGGCGCCCTTCTCGTCAGCGGCTTTCTCGCTTGTGCCGAGCATAGCTCCAACAGGCATCTCGGCCCGAAACTCGACGGCTTTGCCCTTCTTGGCGGGCGGCTTTCGCAGGGCCTTCTCCATCTGTGTGCCGTCGCTGAAGCGCAACTTGCCTACGCGCACGACATGGCCACCCTTAGTTTCAAAGTTACCGGCAACGGGCACAAGGTGCTGATCGACACTGCCGCCGAATCTAGCGAGCGGTCGCACTACCCATTCGACCGTGCTGATCGACCGCTCCATCTCCTGCAAGCTCGGTGTTATCTCATGCCTGTGTTCGACAGAGTACGTCCGCTCCTCCTGATCAGCCTCAGGATCCTGCCGGTTATCGTTGTCGGCAGAGGTCGACCAATTCGACTGCATTGGCTCGACCGTTTCGGGCTTGTTACGCCAAGCCAGCACGCCAGCAAGTCGCTTTGCCTTCGCGTTCGTCTTTTTCTTCGGGGCCGGACGATCCAGATAGGCCGCCAGTGCCGTCTGAAACGAACGGTACTTTTCGTCGTGGCTAGGCTGCTGCATTATCGGCGCCCTCCTCGGATTTGCAGTTATCGTTGGCCGGAAAGTGTGGCCGCGGCGTAGAGGCGTACACACCGGATGCTGCGGCATTGAATCGGTCGAGTCCGGTGATGCCGTCAGGCGGCAAGTGGAAATCACGCAGCATCGCTGGAGCAGGGCCGCGCCATGCTGGTGCGCCTTGAGCGCGGAAGGGTCTGAAGGGTGGCAATCGAAACTCCGTCAGGAAAACTGGCGAACGGGTTTGCCAAGTTGCTTCGCGAGCAGCATGGCTTCTTCTGGCTTGAGCCACGATGGCGGGATAAAGCAGCCTTTTGTTTCTCGGCACATCGTCACCATGCGCCGCATTTCAGGGATATAGGCGTCCAGACGCCGGAGCTTCGGATTTATGACGCTCGGCGACATCCAGAACTCAGATGCCTGGAGGACGTCGACCGGTGTTTCTGACACGTACCAATCGCGGGGGTCGTCCCCCACACTGCGAGCAGATTCATTCAATTCTTGGCCTTCCTCCGTAGAGTAACCCTTGTGCTCACGCCAAGGGGCGACAGGAATGTCAGAGACGTGAAAGCCAAGGGCAACGCGGTTCAAGGCAAGCGCATTCAGATCATCCGATGTGGCCTTGAGTTCCTTTCGCTCACCAGTCGTTTTATCGACTGTGAACATGGCCGCGCCAGTTGTAAGCGTCTTCGGGATATCGATATTGGTTGTGAACCAGGCTAGCGCTGGAAAATCGTTCATCGCCCTCCTGGTAATGGCATCGGTTTTGATCTCGCCAAGCTTTGGATGAAACGCGCCCTGTGACTTTCCCTCCACCTCAATGACGCCAGCCATCCAGATCAAGTTGGTGCGCAGTGTACTCGTGTGGTGATAGACAGTTGGAGCCGCACTCTCCCGACGTCGCTTTGCCTCGCCCATTTTAATCCTCCGTTGCAACTTTTGAACTTTTGAACTTTTCCAAACGCTCTGACAGACAGGGGGACGGGGCAAGAAAACAGTTTCCCAAACCGATGGGAAAAGTTCAAAAGTAGTAGATATTATATATATTTTTCTCTATTATTATATTGATATTGCTTGTCTTTCTCGTCCCGCCTCAACTTTTGTTGGTGGCAAAAGTAGCCAAAAACTCCAAAAGTTTTGAGGCCATTTTAGGGGGGGCAACTTTTGAAGTTGTGGCTAACTTTTCACGCATCCAAAAGTTTGAAGGACGCACGGGCGGCCGGCTTGGAGCGTCCAGATAAGTCCACCACTTTCCCTGTTTCAATTAGCCATGTGAGGGCCTTTGCAACGTCTTCGCTGTCCGCATGGCTAACACCCTCGCGTTGCAACAACTGAGACCAGGGCAGAGTCGTTTCCTTGGCCTGTGATAGCGCTCGGATGATAGCTTTGCGCAGCGCTTCCGCCATGCTGCCCGCCATGTGCCGCTCGACGCCGTCAGTTATTACTTGGATCGAGCGGTGGACGATCGCCCATGCCCACTCAACATCATCAACTGTAATCACGGGGTCGGACGGTCGCCGGCTCACTGCGCGGATGGTGGCAAGTCTGATGGTGTTTTCCGCTGCGCGACCATTCACGTGGTATTCGCGTATCGACCAGGCCCTATCATGTTGCCAGTCAAACACCTCGGTCCAGCGTTTGTACGCTTCGCCATCCCCTTCCCCTTCGAAGGGGATTTGATACTTCGGGTTATGGAGTTGCGTGCCGTCACGCGGCACTTTCGGGAAACTCTCGAACGCAAGCTTCAATTTCGCAATCAGGTCCCGAGGTAATTTCACGGTTCGATTCAGTTTGGGCGCCACGATCTGGTCAGGCCCAGCGCCCTCAATGAAGACGAACCTGCTCAAGAAACCGTCGGACAACGAATCGTCAGAAAGGCCAGCGTAAAGTGTCGTGGGTGTCGTCATACCGAGAATCGAGAGGGCCGGGCCGACTAGTGGCGAGTCGTCCTTTTTCGTTTCATCGGAGGCGTACTGGCGGCCATGAAATACCGTGTCCGCCTGGTCGTAGATGGTAAGCAAGAATTTGCGGATTGAAGCCGCGGCGCTGTTTTTGTGGCGGCTGTTGACGTCCTGAAGCGTCACACCCAACTCGTCCATGACGACGACAGTGGAAATATTCTTCCGCAGCATACGTTCGATGGCGGCGTAAGACGTGGGATCGCCGTTTGTGACCGCGCCGGGACGGCCGGCGTTCGACGCCAAGGCAATAATGCTCTTCGGCGCATGACCTTTTCCCGAAGCCACGCCCATCACGGTAGCGAGGTACAGGTTCAGGCCGCTTCGCGTCGGCCCCAATGCTTTATCACCGAACATGCCGCCGAGCAGAGAGATAGCTGCGGTCAGCGACAGCTCCTCAACCGGGATAATCGCAGTCGACGTGATCCAGTCAGCCACCTCTGCAAGCAAACCACCAGCATTCTCTAGGCTGAATGGGTCCGGGCACATTGCGGGCGGCGTTGGCACGCTGCGAGCAGGCTCTGTAGCACCAGAAACGTTGTCGTTGGCAGCTTCCGGAGTCGCGGCCGATTTCTTCGATCCAAGATTTGCGACAATCTCCGCAGCCGCCGCTCGCGCGTCAACGTGAGGCTGACCGAACTTACCCCACATCCGAGTAAAGTCGGCACGCGCCGCTTCTTCCGTCTTGTAGCGCGCCAGCCAATCTCCAGACGCAGCCAGGAACAGGGCCATGGCCTCCTCGGCTGCATGGCCATCGAAGGCCAGCAGTTCAACGACGTGGGCCGCGTGTTCTGACCGGTCACCGACGTCATTGGCAGCGAGAGCCGCGGCGGCTTTGTCGTGAACAGACAAGGCGGATGCATCCGGCAAAACATCACCGATGGTCACGGTTCGCTCTTCAGCAGCGGCCTTTGCCCATGGCTCAAGGGCGGTGCGTAATTCCTCGACTGAGGTAAGCGAGCCGTCCCATTCTTGCGCTACCGTGACGCCAACTGGATCGGGCGTACGACCACGTTCAATCTTTTTGCGGTTCGGCCAATTCTTGGTCCCCGAGATTCTCCAGACGTGGGCGATGTCACCCGTTCCGTGGTCAGAGCCCGTTGCACGCTTGAGTGCGGCGGCCAAAGGCTTGGCTTCGGATGCTGCCAGAGGCTTATCGAAAAGGATAAATGGCTGAAAGTTGCCAGGTGACGTCTCGAGCACATAATTTGCCTCAATCGGCATCTCACCAGACTTGCCAGTGTCAGCATCGAGGTCGACCACCAAACCCAACATAGCAACGATGTCAGATTCCGTGCCGCGAGAGCCACGGGCAAGCCCGCGACGCATCAATTGCAAACCAGTAAACACGTTCTTGTTCGGCGTATCGGCGTGTGCCTCTATGGCGTCAACCATGCCCGCGACGTCACCAATCCTGTGGTGGGTGACTGTCCCCTTGGTGTCGGCGGCGAGCGCATCGTATGCGCTGACAACCAGTACGCCGTCGATACCTGATGCCAAGCTGTGCAGCATCTCAACGTGGGTCTTGACTGAAGAGGCAGGTTTAATTTTCAGACGGGGAATCGGCGCCAAAATGTGTCTCCAAGGAAGCGGCAGCAAGGATGGCGAGTTGGTCTCGTAGCGCTGGCGCCAATGAAGCGGAGCGCATGCCGAATTGGGTGTCCGGCGGGTACGCCTGGAAGCCACCGGTTGGCGTCTGCACAAGCCGCAGGCCATGCAACGCAACGTGTGGGCCTATCTCGGCGTCAAATCGGGCCACACACGCGAAGCCTTTCGGCGACGGGGTTTCTCCCGTCGCCCTGATGGATCGGATGCGCGGTTCAAGCTGCACAGCGGGCAGCCTTGCGCGAAAACGCCTCAATGCCGGTCTCTAAGTAGGCTTCCATCGCCGCGTCTGCTTCTTCTTCGGCTGCGCATTCTTCGGCGTAGGCTTTCGCCGCTTCGAAGGCCTGGCGATCGGACTGCAAGCACGCGCTGGCATATTCTAGCGAGGCGAAGTGGTCGGGTTGGCTGCCGCCATCTTTAATCGCGAAGTACCTACCCACCAACTGGTCAGGATCGGTGAGCTCACCAACTATGCCGACCGCGCTGAGAAGACGCTGCAGACGCCACGAGGTGAAGCCTAGACCACCGATAAACTCCTGTGGCCACCCGACGTTCGGGTCGCGGACTTTCGAATAAATTATCGTGATTGTGGAAAGGCCATCCGCTTGGGCGCAAAACTGAACGGCATTGATCCGGCAGGCGGTGAATTCGAAGGTTGGTTTGAAGCGCAAAGATATCTCCACCCCGCTTGTACGGGCACTCGGGAGTTAGTTGCTGGGGTTTGGATGCTGGAACTATCTAGCGGCGGGCGCTAGTAGATGTATGGGGTTACGGGCCTTTTCCAAAGGTCACGCTGCCGATTGCAGCCCGTCTGCCCACGATTTCACATCAGCATAACGCCAGCGCACCGAGCCTGGTCCAAGCGCGACGGGATGAGGAAAGCCGGTCTCCATCTTCCGGTAAATCGAACTGCGGCCGAGGCCAATCATTCGCTCCACGTCTCCGATGCGCAGCAGCAACGGTGGAAGGTTGTCGTTCGAGTGATCCAAAGTTTTCCTCCGATGGGGTTGACAGCTTTTGGCAAAGTGATATTATTCGAAGTGTGGCGTATTGCGTCGTGAACTTAAGACAGCCGCAACCAATACCTCTTTACCAGATTAATGTCAAGTCCCATTCAACCAAATGGGACTATTTTTATGCGCGCCGTCCATTGGGGTATGATATGGGGTGCTTTTCAGAAGTTGTAACAAAATCGTGTTTGTAATCAACGCACTAGTTACCTGGTCGTAAGGACACTCCCTCCGCCAGAACGACGGCAATGTACGCCTGTGACCCCTGCCCGGAAAATCGCTTTCGACCAGGTGAAGTCCGGGACCAAAATGCCCGAAATTACGTCGGACGCTGGCGCAAGATGGGCGGTTGAAGTAAGAAAGCCCCCAAGCGGCCCGACCAACTGGAACGTTCTAGCAGGTAGGCGCGTTGTCGCGCATGCTCAAAAATATCGCCTTCGCCGCGCTTCTCATGCAAGTCGCTGCCGTCTCGGCGCTGACCACCCAAACGTTGCTTTTTTCATCCGCGTCCACGCAGGCATCGAACGTTCCGCTCAATGAACCTGTCGCCACCGCGAAAGACTGCGCGGAGGCCATCCGGCCGGAATTTCCTGCTTACTGCGTAGAGCGCGTCCAGGTCCGAAAGCTCATCGCCATGACGGCAGGTCAATAA